CTTTCTTTTTTCGGCTTAATTGCCGACTCGGGGGGCCAAGGCCCCGCGAGTCGAAAATCAACAGAACGGGCGCACTAAACACCCTGGCATGACAGGAGTGGCGCGGCCTAAGGCGCACGCTACTAGAATCCAATCCGCGCAAAGGGAAAAAGCGGATTGCAGACCATCGTGATAGTGTGCCGCGTCGGCATTGCCCTTGTTCCATTGCGCGACGGCCTCAAGCCCATTGTCTTTTGCGGTTTGCCGCAGGTGGTTAATATGGGGCAACATCTCCTCCAACCACCCCGCACAAAGGTAAAAAGCGGTTTGTTGGCCGTCGTGATAGTTTGCGAGGTCGTCATTGCCCGATTCCCAGGATGCTTTTGCCGCAAGCCCATTGTCGCGCGCGGTTTCCCGCAGGTGGTTAATTTGATCTCTTAATGTCATATTTCGTTCACTTTCTTTTTTCGGCCCGGCTTCATTGCCGGGTCGTTTTCATGCTGTAAATTTACACCATATCCGCTTATGGTGCAAGAGATATTTATCATCCTCCGTATTGACAGACCGTAAAACACACGACAATAACCACTTGCAACGTAAAATAGTTGTGTCAATGTGAATTAAATGGAGCGCGTTTTGCAATTAATGTTGACTTTTCCCCTCCGCCCCCGTACCCCTGTACAAGGGACGCGCACACGCGGGTCTCTCTTCCAGCGTGAGTCTTTTGTACATCTTGCATAAGCAAGTGAAAATTCACAATCCGATTGCAAATCCCTCGCCGGGAGGCATATTTGCCGAGAAATTATTTAGAAATGTCCGAATCTGAATCAATGGCTGTGTGGTCGTGGGATCACGACACTGGTTTTGCGCTATATTGCCTCGGAATCCCGACGGATGACATTGGGGCGGCGTGTGGAGTGTCCGGCCAGGCGATCAGGCAATGCGCGGCAAAAGAAGATTGGGAAACGAGGGCTGAAAAGGTCGCGGTCGCTCGCGCGGCCCGGATCACCAAGGGAAATTCGACCGAACAGCAATTTGTGCGCGGGGTCGAGTGCCAGTACGCGCGGAGGTTGTTTGGGCTGGCGGAACAGGAATTGAGACTTTACAAGCCCGGCAAGGCGACTCTTTTGGACATAACGCGATTGCTCGATCTCGCGTCCAGGCTGGGTCGCCTGGGCAGCGGCCTGCCGCTGAACCAGGTCGAGGTTACGCAGACGTACGACCTGGGGGAAAATCTCATGGCGGCTATTGAGCGCGCGTACGCGCCACAACCCAAGCCCGCGATCACTCTACCGCCGAATGAGGACCCGCCCAAACCGTAGGATCGCAAATTACCACGAGTCGGTGTAAATACATCGTAGCACACGTTTCGCACAATGTGTGTTATGTTCAGTGAGACGGTTCTGTCTCATAATCGCTAGTCGATTCCCACGGTCGTTGTATGACCCGGCGCGGCCGGCGCCGACCAGGACGCGGACACAAAAATAGGGGGGTAGGGTCGTTGTCGCAGGCTGCGGCGTGCATTTCAGGAAAAGAGGGCAGTGTGCGTAAAAAAACGAGTTGGTCTGGCAAAAATTTTTCTGGGCTGTAAATTGGAAAAGTACAGAGGGAGGCCCTATTTGAACGAAACCGCTTGTGAGGCGGAGTGATCCAGGCTTTCAGCCATCCAAGTAGCCTGTGAAGGCACTACTGCGGGATCACGCGAGCGGGGTCATGGATGTTCGGGAGCGGGCCTGTTCGGGGTGTTCTCCGGGCTTTTGGGCAAACGGAGCGGTCCTGAGCCAGTAGCGCATCGACTGGCGGCGATTGGATGAGAAAAGGCTGTGAATAGCCAGTGCGGGCTTCGGATTTCTGCGGAGCCGTGCTACCGATGGATGACCCTCGCCGGGTGGATAAAAAAGACGCCAGCCCAAAATCGTTGCGGCGATCCCCGTTTCCGGGGCTGGGCTGGCGAAATACTGTGTCCGCAACGATCACGCGGAAAAAATGGCATGGGTTATGGAAAAAGTCAATAGCCGGCCAAAAATTTTTCTGGCCGTGGAATTTTCCAAAAAGTGGCGTAAACGCCAAAATGCGGGTTTGGAGGCACAAAGACATGGATTGGGGTGGAAAAGTGGCAGGGCGGGCAGGTAGCGATTGAAATTCGGGTGGAATTGGAGCGGGTGGGAAGGCTGGAAAAAGCCGGGGCGAAGATTTTTGAAAATAGTTATGGACAGTTTTATCATATTTGGATAACTTGTCTGCATGAACACGGAATACGTGCTGGTTAAGGTTGATCGAGAGGCCCATGCCCTCGCCAAGGCGGAGGCGGCGAAGATGCGGAAGCCGCTTCAAGACTTCATTCGAGACGCAATTTTTTTCACATTGGACATTCCGTGTGAGAAAAAGCCTGAGAAGGAAACCTCCACCCACTGAGCATGAAATCCCCCGCCTTCTCGCTTTACGTCCGGGACGTGCTTTGTAGCCAACTGTGTAGCAAACTGCATAGCAAAAGCAGTAGCAAAGACAGTAGCAACCTGTTAAGCAGGGGCTTCAGCGCGTACTGGTATTTGCTGTGCAACGCATGGTTGCAGGAGCCGAGGGCCACCCTTCCTGACTCGGATTTTGAGTTGGCCGACCTTGCGCGGGTTTCGATGGAGGAATGGATGGCCATAAAGTCCGTGATAATGCCTGAGTTTCAACAACTTCCGTCAGGTCGTTGGTTCCATCCAAGGCAGATGGAGGAGTCAAAAATTCAGGAAATTCGTAGCAAATCGGGTAGCAAAGGCGGTAGGAAAACTCAAGCAAAACGTGTAGCAGCCCTAGAAGACGCAGACGCAGACGGAAATGGTACTTCTTTGGAGAGGGGGAGAGGGGGAGAACCAGACATTCCTCACGACCAGTTGTTCGATCGCGTCGGACACCTGAAACGAAACCTCTGCCGGTGGTTTGTCCTTCCGGACGACCGGGCCTGGCCGAACGAAGAGGAAAGGCTGATGCCGGGGATTGTGTCCCGTCGAACATTCGAGGCCGACTTGATCGCCTTGAACCACTACCACGCCCGAGCCAACGGATATTTCCCGAAGTCCACCCGCAGCCTGATCGAGAAGTGGGATCACCACGTCCAGGTGGCGAGCAAGCCGATTCCGTCTGATATAAAACCTCAACTTCAACCCGATCACTCGAAAGGATTCTAATGAAATCAATGAATGAACTTGTTTCTGTAGCAGTGGCTGAATTGTCCTCGAAGGCATCCAAACCTACGGCGGAAAGGGAGTGCTATGCCTGCGGGAAAAAATTTACCGTACCCGATCTGAACCACTACTACCAAAAAAAATGCCCTGACTGTCAGGAGAAAGACAGTATTCGACAGAGGGAGGATGCGGTTACCCAAAGAAAGGAAAGGTGGATGTCTCTCTGTCCACCTGACTATCGAAGCATCGACAGATCGCGCATTCCATTCCCTGACAAACTGGACGCCGTTTTGGAGTGGAAATACCAACCCAAAGGCTTGTTGCTTCACGGCGGCACCGGAACGGGGAAAACACGCTGTGCCTGGGCACTTCTTGAGAAGATGGTAATGAAAGGGTTTCGTGTGTCCGTTATGGATTCTATGGCTGGTTTGAAGTACGCCAGCCTGTACAGCCAAGGGGCGGAAATGGTTGAGGTGTGGGCAGACAAAGTCATCGGAATGGACATCCTTCTTTTGGACGACGTGTTCAAAAACAAACTCACTGATTCATTCGAGGGTGTCATTTTCACCATCATCGACCAAAGGATTCAGAGCCAGCGTCCAACCATTGTCACCAGCAACGACACCGGGGACACGTTGGCGGCCAGGATGACTTCGGACAGAGCCCAGCCGCTCTTGCGCCGTTTGCGGGAATGCTGCCAAACCATTCACTTCTGATGAAAGCCATCCTATTCCAATCCCGCGCTGGCATCCGGGGCGTCGATTTCTGCTCCGACACGCTGCTGGTGGCATTTGAATCGGTCAAGGCGGCGCACGCTTGGGGAACGTCCATCCAGGCCGACATGACCAAGGAAGTATGGCTTTGTGCGGCGTGCGGTCGATACCATGCGCATTATGGCACCGTGCCACCATCGGGAGCCACCAGCGGGACTGGACGCCCGCACTGCCCGGAGCCGACAATGGTGTTCGCCAAGACGCTTGCGGTGAAGGAAGCACCGAGGATTGAGAGGCCCGCGTGAGTGAATTATCCCCATATTTTACTGATCCTATCGACAAGATATTCGCAATGGCTCAGGCGTTCGAGGCGTTCTCGGTCCAATGTTGTCCATTGATTGGAATGGAGGAAAACGCGCTGAGGATGCTGTGTTTTGATTTGGTCATGGATGGAAAGCTTGCGATGGTTCGGAGAGACGGCGAGCCTTGGTTCGGGCTTCCGGGAAAGCTAAAGCAGGAAGTGCCGCCGGTGTCGATCAATCAAATGACCGATTTGGAACGCGCGGAGTTGGCGTCGGCGTCTCGGCGGTGTCGCTGGCCAAACGCCGTTGACCTGAGAAGCGCCAAATCAAAGGAGCACGCGATTGAGGAGGGGTTGAAGCGATGAAGCCTTTGGTTTTTGATCTTTTCTGCGGCCTTGGAGGCTGGAGTGAGGCTTTTATAGATGCTGGATTTCGGGCCATCGGATTCGACGTTGAGAAACACGATTACGGCGAAGGCGGCTATCCCGGCGAACTGGTCTTGCGCGACGTGCGCTCGATCACCGGCGCGGAGCTTGTCAAACAATACGGCGTGCCGAATGTGATCGTGGCGTCCCCTCCGTGCCAAGAGTTTTCCTACATGGCGATGCCTTGGTCGAAGGCCAAAGAGAAGATGCGCAAGATTCTGGCTGACCCGGCAGAGCAAACGCGGCTGACCGACCTGTTCAACCAATGCTTTCGGATTCAGCGGGAAGTTAGCGCGGCGGCAGGGCATTACGTGCCGATGATCGTTGAGAACGTGCGCGGGGCGCAGCGGTGGGTTGGAAAGGCGCGGTGGAATTTCGGTAGCTTTTACCTTTGGGGTGACGTTCCCGCGCTGATGCCGATACCGGGAAAGTCTAGAAAAACTCCAGAAGGTTCATGGGACACAACCCGAAAAAACTACAATTCAAACCATGCTTGGAAAGGCGAAGGCAACAAAACCGCCGGCATGAATTGGAGCGACCAATCGAAGCGCGGGCAGGATTTTACGAGGATTGCGGGACGGCAGGCGGAAGCGGTGAAAGTTGCAAGTGAATCGGGCAGTCGGACGGACGTTGGCAATGGGACGCGGTTCACCAGCCGGGATTGTGGAAACGAGGGACTGGAAGGGTTCAAGGACTTCCACGACGCGCCGATTGCTCAGTTTGGTTCCAAATCATCCGCCCGAAAGAAAGCATCCGCCGAAATTGCCAAGATTCCTCCTTCGCTTGCGGCGTGGATAGCCAAGACGTTCAAATGAAACAACCCGAACTAAAAATGCCCGGCAGTATGCCGCCTGAGCTTGAGGACACGCCGCTGAATCGAGCGTTGGTTGCGCAGCGCGGCGGGCGCGTCACGGCGTTTGGCCGGTATCCTGGCAGGGGACGCATCCTGAAAGTGGATTGGAAGCCCGCGCCATCCATGAACCTGTCGGAGGCTCTGGCGCGGGCGCGGGCGGTAAAAATTTAGGGCGGCCCTCGTGTGAGGGCCGCCCAAGAACAAAACAAGTAACGAAAGGTAGCACAGAATGACAAAATCGACAGAATCAAATGCAGCGCCCGCGACTCCGGCGGAGGTGGCAGTTCCGGCGGCGCCCAAGACCCGAAAAAAGCGCGAGTCCAAACCCAACGGAGAAGCCGACAAGCTCCGCGCCCTTGTCGCCGAGGCCGTGTTGGTTGACAAGGCTAACGCCATCATCTCCATGCTGACAGGGTTCGGCGTGGACAAAGTGCGCGTGACGCTTGAGGCGCACGCGAGGAAATTGGGAGAGACTTCAACAACCTGAGCAACCCTCCCGGCCATCGAAGGGTGGCCGGGAACCATTTATGAATGACATCCTGATTTCAGTTTTGATACCGACGCGCTCTCGCCCGGAGAAGTTGCGCCGATGCATTGAGTCAATCCTGTCGACGGCGGCGAGGCCGGAGAGGATTGAGTTTGTGATTCGGACAGACCAAGATGATTGCGAATCTGTGTGTGCGGTTCACGATGCGATTATGACCACGCAAGTCACCTTCCAAGTGATTTCAGGCCCGCGCATCGGCCATGCCCGCCACGCGGAGATGTACTGGGAAATGGGTCATGCGGCGAGGGGCCGGTGGCTATGGTTTTTTAATGACGATGCGGGTTGCATAAAAACGGCATGTGACGATTGGATGTACGCACTGGACAGAATTGAGGTCGGAAAAGTCCTATTATCGCCGCAGCGAAATTATTGGGGAAGTTCGCCCGTCATGTGGACTGGAAATCCAGTCAAAGACCATCACACCTGCCACTTCCCGATTCTTCCAAACCGATTTTGGGAGCAATGCGGATTGACTCGATTCGAGGAGCCTCTAGACACGTTCCTGCTGAACAGGCTCACCGGGAAAGGCTTTGGAGGACAAGGATGCGGGCTTGGCTGGGAACTGAAAATTGTGCCCGGACTGACCACGTTCCACTCACAGGAACGAGACGAGCTTTTCCTAGAGCAGGGCCGCACAACCTTCTTCGGCACGGAGAAGGACGGGAAACTTTTGGGCTATGAAGTCGGCTTGACACCCGGCTCGGAAGGTGGTAACGGTAGCCAATGAAACGGTTCTGGACAGCTTTCGCGGTGACGATGTTCGCGCTTTCCGCGCTGGCCATTGACCCGCTTGTGACTCAGGCGAACATCCCTTCGACATATCCGCTCTGGAACTCCAACGCCGTTTACCCAAAGGTGTCTGGAAAGTTTACATTTCCATCCAATGGGATTCCGGTCGCGTCGGGACAAATGGCCACCAATGCTGTCCCTCGCGTCAGCACCAATTCTACAGGTGTCTGGACGAATGCAGTTTTTCTTCAATGGTACGACAGCTTCGATCTGGCCATCACAGCCAATGCCGCCAGCAACACCTTTGTCAGCAACTTTTTTTTCCTCTATCCCACTCACGACATGGTGACGGTGGACAGCAACGACGTGATCGTTTTGGGGCCTTTCACCAATATCGTCGGCACGTCGAACTTGGTCGTGAATACCAACATCAACGCCAACCAAGGGCCTCAGAATATCGCCGGATATTTCCTAGGATGCGGCAATCCCGGAACCAACAGCATCACCAATCTTTTCGCCCAAGTCGTCTGCAAGGAAAAAGAAGTCATCACAGTTTCCCCATAATTTTATGAATAAATACGAATACCTCTGCGTCCCGTTCGACTCCAAGACTGAAAAGTTGCCGGATAAAATCCAATGGAAGCTGAACGAACTTGGTGCGCAAGGGTGGGAATGTTTCTTCGCCACGCAAGGGCCAGACTTCGGCCATCCGCAGATGCGCGACTTCCACACGTTCTACTTCAAGCGGCCTGTTGAGTAGTGCCATCGGTCGAACATGTTCTTGACGAGGCAAACAAGGGCCGAAGGACAAATCCGGCGGACTGGATAGACACCGCAATAAAAGAGGCCGTTGACGCTGGGGTTCCACAAGACCAGCTTACCAATTTCCTCCGGGCTGGCATAGCCCTGCAACCCAAACAATGGCAGATGGCGGCAGCAGCGCGGCAGTGCGATGAGCCGGGCGGCCCGGTCAGCTTGGGGGCAGGGGGGGGGCGCGGTGGCGGCAAGTCTCACTGGCTGATCGCCCAAATGGCTGCGGATGATTGCCAACGCTTCCCCGGTCTGAAATGCCTCCTACTTCGCAAAGAGGGGAAGGCGAACCGGGAACATCTTAACGACCTTCGCCGCGCCATGCTCAAGGGCGTGCCGCATCGCTACAAAGAACAGGCGGGCATCCTTGAGCTTCCAAAAGAATCCCGCATCGTGGTGGGGCATTTCCAGAACGAGAACGACATAGACAATTACCTTGGCGTGGAATATGACGTGATCGGAATTGAAGAAGCCACAACCCTTTCCCTGACCAAATACAACAACATCCGGTCTTGCCTTCGCACGTCAAAGAAGGGATGGCGCCCAAGGGATTATTCGACGGCGAACCCTGGAGGATTGGGTCACGTCTGGTATCGGTCTCGATTCATCCAGCCCTGGCGCACAGGTTTCTACCCGCCGCCCATGTCCCACAACGAGAGCAAATTCGTGCAGAGCCTTGTCGGGGACAACAAATTCAACAACACGGAGTACGTGAAGATTCTCGACCAGATGGGCGGATGGCAGCGGCGTGCATGGCTTGAGGGCGACTGGGACATTATGGCGGGCCAGTTCTTCACGACGTGGCGCGAGGATATCCATGTGTTGAATCCCGCATCATGGCAGGACAAATTCGCTCACCAATGGTTCTGTTCATTTGACTATGGGTTTGCTCACTTCACATTTATTCTCCTGATTGCCGTGACCGGGGAAGGAAATTTGGTCGTGGTGGATGAGCATTACGCCCGAAAGGCAGTCCCGACCTGGCACGTGCAAGAGTGGCGCAAGCACCTGGCCAATCGCGGGATAACCACTTTTTCTCAGCTTCAATTCTTTGTGGCGGGAGAGGACATTTTCAGGAGCGATTCGGATGGGGCCACCATCCAGAAGCAATACGCTGATTTGGGCATGGTGATGACAGTCGCCGAAACTGACCGCATTGCAGGATGGGCGTCCATCATGCAGCGTCTAGGCGACTCGGAGCGAGGCCAGAAGCCAAGCCTTTTCATCCATCCTCGATGTCGCAAACTGATTGAGCAAATTCCCACTGCGCAACACGACCCGCACAAGCCCGAAGACGTTTTGAAGACCGATTTGTCTGACGCTGGCGAGGGCGGCGACGATGCGCTTGACACCATCAGAATGGCCTGTCACAGCTATCGCGGGAACGTCGCGGTGTCATCCGTGATGCCTTTGGGCATTGGCTGGCAGGGCAGCGGGGCGAAGGTCAATATTTAACTCACGTCCCACTCGTGATTTTTGGCTATGGTGATAAGATCGGATTTGGGGCCAGAGAACCAAGTTTTCCAAAAGAATAAAAATCGACGTTGTTGCAAAAGCCAAACATCATGGACTTCGTCATAAGCAATCAACCTGAATTTTTTCATAAAATCACCCTCTCCCAGGTGGCCGTAGAATCATCGGCATCTCCGGTCGAGCCTGCGGGAACGGGAAAAAGTAAAGCACGGTGACTGGGCCGGTGATTCCGCGCTTTTCTCCAACATGTTTTCCAATGGAAATTATGTGGTCAATCTCCGTTGGAAGTCCGCAATGAATCTCAGCGTTTTCGATCACGGTCTTTTGGGACTTAACAGTCCCCCTTGCCACTCCACCGGCATCAATCAATGGCGCATCATACTCGATCTCATAGGAGAACGAGACGAAGAATTTAAGTCCTGTCATAAAATGAATCCGAAAGTCTGGCTTCGTGACGCGCAGCTATGGAGTTGAACCAAGCAAACTGCCAGCGACTCTAACCGTTGAGTTATCCAATCGCGTCAAGATCACATTCGGAAATTCTTTTGCACGTTCTCTTGTCATGCCGCCTCCGCATCCTCGACCGTGACCACAATAAGGCCCTTCTTGTTCGCCGCCTCCTTGGCCTTGTCGGACTCGGTGAAATATCCGAGTTTCCAATGGATTGACCCAATGGACTTGGGTTCGTGCGGAAGGTTAGGCATTTCCTCGGCCAGCACGAAAATGGTCGGCTTGGTTTTCTTGGATGCCTCGGTTACGAGCGGCGGAGATGCGGGCGGAACGTCGCCGGGTTTCATGGTGGTGAGGTTCGGCGGCAGTGGCTGGCCTTTCGGAAGGTCGTGTTCTTTTGGCATAATTATTTGTTCTCCTGAGTTTGCGCCGGTTCTGGCGCGGGTAAATTGCAACTGTGGCACTTCCATTTAGTTTCGACCGTGACTTCGCTTCCAAGCGGGGCCTCGCGGTAAAATTTTTCCATGTCTTCGGTGCCGGAAACGGATTCGATCATAACCGCATCCTCTGGCGGGGTTTTCTTCGCCGGTGCCAACCCGCAGATGAAACAAATCGGGTCGGCTATGTGCGGAGGAAGTTCTTGCGACAAGCCCTCCTGAGCCATCGGATTATCGGCCAACTCAAGGCTGTTGACGCCGCCGCGATTTTTCCGCATCAAGATCACTTGGCCAATCCTTTCTGAATCGCGGATCGGATAATCGAAACAACCCACTCCTGCAAACTCTGGCCAGAAAGAGCGGCAGTGCTCTTGGCTTTGTTTTTCAGTTCTTCATCCATTTTGACTGTGAGCGATTTCTTTGCCACAGAGCAACAATACAGAAAGCCAGATTTCTTGCAACAATTATTTTCCGCTTGTCAACGTCGGCCATCCATGCGACGGTGAGCCAATGAGCGCGAGATCACTTGGGCCGATGTTTGACCGGGCGTGTTGCCCGGTTTGCAACCATCTCCACAATCGGCGGTGGTTCGTTTGCGACTCCTGCGGAGCGCATGGGCGCGACATGGATCATGGTCGCGGCCCTGCCGGGAAGATTTTCTTCGTCTTCTTTCCTGAAAACAAAAAGCACATTCACAACGCATGGGGTTGGGCTGAATCGGTCAAGGATTTGAATATCCCGATGGTGTTTGACGAATCCACCACGCCGACACGCCCGCCGGAAATGTTCCCGCGAGACCGCGAGGACGACCAAGCATCCGAGCAAACTGAGAAACTTTGGGAGCAAATGGGCATGGCAGGAAGACCGTTATGAACGCCATTATTCGATCTATAAGATTGACTTTCCTTTGGTATTTTCAAGCCAAGGAATATAAAAAGAACAATCCCTCTCAGGAGGTTATGTTTTCTCCTTTGGGACATTTTCATCCCTTGAGGATTTGGGACGTGTATAAATATTGCAGGGCGCACAACCATATCGCATGAACATCGAACTCACCGCAGAGCAAATCGCGCAAGCGAACAAACCGCCAGAGCCGCAGCGAGAGGTTCAGGTGATGACGACACGCCGCCCCGCCGGAGTGGCCATCGTAGTTGACGATCAGGACATGGCAGACAAGAATTTGACCGTGCAAGGCAACCCCGGAGAAACGTGGCTGCATGTGGCCATCGGAGAACTGTCGGTCAGAGTTGACCGGGCCGCGCTGGTCAGAGCAATAGGAGTTTTCTATGCCAGGTAGTCCAACAGCATCCCCTCTTCCGGCTTACATCCCGCCGTTCTCCTACGACCGGAAGCCCTCGCCGCGCCCAAACCCCGCCGTGCGAGCTTACCGAGAATATCAGGCAAAGAGCGAGCGATTGCCCCGCAGCGTTGCGCTGGACGGATTCCTGCGTAACAATCAGGGCCTTTTGGGAAACGCCTATGTCCCATTCGTTCCCGCTCCGGTGAGCGACTTGACCATTGAACAGCCCGGCTACATCCCGATGCACAAGCGGGGCCGGCTGTCGGGTTGGGGAGAGCCTTTCAGCGAGCGCGTCAACCTAGACACTGCACGGATGCAGTCGGCCATCAGCGCAGCGGAGCGCGGCGAAATGACGCGCTTCTACTGCATCTGCCGGGATTTCCTTATGGGCGGTTCCCACCTTCAAACCGAGTTCTCCAAGCGCAAGATGTCCGTCATTGGCCAGCCGCACAGCATCAAGCCCTATCGCGCCAAGGGGCCTGATGGTAAGCTCGCCAAAGAGGCCACGGTGGAGGACAAGCGGGCCGCGTTCCTGATCGAAGACATGATCGAATCCGTTGGGCAGAATGCGGACGGCAGTGGCATCGCCTCGAACAACGGATGGCTCCGCGCGTTGGTTCACCTTGAAGAAGCTGCGCTCTATCCGTGCGCCGTTCTCGAAAAGATATTTGACGTAAATGAAGACGACACAAAACCGTGGATCCGATTCCGGCTCAAATCGCTCGACCCCGTCAGCCCGTTCCTGCATAGCTATAAGCTGGCCTACATTGCCGCCGGGGGTTTCCAACTTTCCAGTAACCTTCCGAATAATTTGGGACCGTCCCCAATCCCCTCGCAAATGTTCCGAGACGGCAATGTCATCTGGGACCCGGACACTTGGGAGCCGGACCTCCGTTTCTTCCGCACCTTCGCAAACGGAATGATTGACTACTCTTGGGGCGCGATGTACGCGCCCGACCCGATTCGGCACATTGTCCACCGAGGCAACATGCTTTCTGGGGTCATCCGCGACAATTACGGAGGGGTGTTTCGCGCGTGTTGGTTCTGGAACTATTTTGCACAACTGGCCAAGGACTGGTTCCCTCGCGCCATGAACAAATACGGCCATCCGTTCCCGGTGATCGAGGCGAACATGTCCGATGTGAACACCTTCAATACGCTCAAACAGGCGTTCACGAATGCCATTGAACTTGGCGGCATTTTGGTTCCCAACGGGGCCAAAGTGACGCTTGAGACTGTCAACTCAAGCGGCATGGCGGAAGGCTACAAGATTCTAATCGATGCCTGCCACTCGGAATTGTCCAAGCTGATTTTGGGGCACGAGGGGGCCAGCACGGCCAAGGCGGAAGGACTCAATTCCAGTCAAGAGCAAACCGTGCAGGGCGCGTCGGAGATGATTCGCATTTCTGACCAGATGTTTTTGAGTGAGGCTTTGCGGGTACAACTTTTCACGCCCTACCTTCGCATCAATGGGTATGGGCCAAATTATCATGCTCCGAATATCGTGTGGGGGGGACTCAGCGAGGAGGATGCAACGCAGATGTCCGACACGATCAAGACCGCGCACGATGCTGGTTTGCAACTCACGGATGATGCGATTGAAAAATACGGGGAAGTGGTCGGGATGGACTTTGAGCGCGCGCCGGAGCCGGAGCCTGCAATGGCTGGAGCGGGGCCGAAAAAGAAAGGCGGGGCGTGAAAACGAATCTAGTGCCTCTCTCGACAGCCGCGAAGATCACTACTCTTTCAGAGAGCCGCATCCGCCAGCTTTGCGCCGAAGGGAAAGTGCCGGGGGCCGTCCAGCCGGGCGGCAAGCGGGGACAATGGAAAGTCCCGCGAGAGGAAATGCAGAAAAGAGTGACGCCGAGGAAATGAATGGTCGTCATCAAAGACATCACGGTCAAAATAGACCCGCGCAACATCGACCGAAAGCCGATTCACGCCGCGATGGCGGCGGCATATTTGAGGGCCGTTCAAGGAACATTCGGAGTCGGCGGGCGTGATCGTGCGAGCGGCTGGCCAGACCTAAGCAAACCTTACCTTGCCAAGCAGCGAAGGATAAAAAGGGAAGTTCCTTGGTGGTATGCCGGCGAACCGGCAACTCTATTTCGGACTGGCAGGCTTTTCCATTCTATTCAAGCATCATCCACTTCCGATGCTGGGGTGGTGAAAACGGAAGGTGTTCCGTACGCCCGAATCCATCAATTCGGTTTGAAGATGCGGAACGGTAAATACATGCCGTGGCGGCCATATTTTCTCATGGACAGAGATGGCCATCCAACCGCGCGGGCCATAGCTATCGTAACCGCCGCCGCCATCAAGGCGGCGAAGTTCAAATAATGCGCCGCCAGATGGACGCCCAAAACGGTAGAAAGTTCCGTTAGCCATTGCCGCCACGGGAACGGGCGGTGTCTTGTCAGACTGGCCATTTTCATTCTGCGTTTCGGCGTCCGTCTGGCGGAGCTAATGGTGAATTTACACAAACCACATCAGCAACGCAAGCCCTTTTTGGGAATTTCGCATATAACGCGATTCTTGACAATCTCCGCAATCCCGCCAGCCGTCCTATTTACAAATCGCCGTTGCCATGCGAATCGTTGAAAACGTGATTGATCTAATTTCAGCCAGCGCAAGTAATCCTCTCGCCAACGGAGCGGCAGGCAGCAAGGAGCTTCCCAAGCGGTTGAAACTTTTCAATTGGGGGCTCAACGAGACTCTCAAGGGGCCATTCGTGCTGAACGACCGCACTTGCGAGATTTTCCCGAATTACCAAAAGACGGCAGGCCGGGATACCATTGTTCTGGACTTTGAACACGCGACGGTGCCAGGCACGCCCGAAAACGAGCGTGTGAGCAAGTTGCCAACCCCTCCGCCGGTCGCCGCGCACATGTCCTGTGAAGTTGTCAAGGGGGATGGTCTTTACTGCAACGTGCTGGATTATACCCCCACCGGAGAATCGGAAGCCCGAAATTACAAAGACCTGTCCGCCACCGCGTGGAAAGACCCAAAGGACAATACCCTGCTCGGCCTTCACTCTGTTGCCTTGACCAATACCGGGGCGCACTTGGATGTCCACTTTCTGCACTCTGACATTTTTTCCCCGTTCAATTCCGATCTGGTCGCCCTGTCCGCAACGTCCTCAATTCCTATGAGCTATCGAAACCCTATGCTTGACCCCGTCCGCAAGTTCCTTGGAATGGACGGCAGCGATGATGCCGCTGTGATGAAGTGCATGAGCGAGGAAATCGCCAAGGGCAAGATCACGCGCAGCGGCCCACTCGACACCGCCGCCGGGTCAATGCCTGCAGTCATGTCCATGCTCGAAACGAAAATGCAGGAAATGCTTACCCCTCTGACTGCGAGCGTCAACGCCCTCAAGCAGACTGCGGAAGCCGCCACCAAGGCCACCGATACTCAGCTTCGCAAAGACCAGGTTGACCGGGCGAGCCGGGACGGCAAAGTCATTCCGCTTTCGCAAGAGCAAATTTACGGGGACGCAGCCAAGGGGCTTGCGCCGATTCCTTTGGCTATGCTGACCTCGATTGTGGACGGCACTCCGCGCACTCTTTCCACGCAACGCAGCCGCCAGTCTGTTGACCCCAAGGCCAGCGAGTCGGGCCGCATCCGGCATGACACCGGCGCCGGCGCGGGCGGCTCTACCATTACGATGGAAGTGGCCGGCCAGAAAGTCCCCATCACTCTCAGCGTCAACGGCGGCAGCGGCCAACCACGAAAGGGCGCGTCCTATGAACTGGCCCGACAAAAGAACGCCGACCGCATCCGTGAGTTGAACCACCGCAACTAAGCAACTTTTATGGCCACATTTAACGGACAGTTGAACATGATGGACCTGATTACGAATCAGGAAAACGACGAGTTGACGGGACTCATTGAGGACGTGCCTGTCTATGCGCCGGAGTTCGCTCAGGTGCCGGTTGAAACCCGCGAGGGCACGACTTACAAACTCGTTCAGCGCGTGGCGCTTCCTGCGGCTCAATTCCGCGCAGTCAATCAAGGCCAAGGCACGCAGAAGTCCGTTTACAAACAGACCGTCAAGGAGATGTTTCCCATTGACGTTTATCTGGCCGTTGATCGGATTATCATACAGGCGGACGATGAAAGTGCCGGGGGCGACCTACTCACCAAGGAAGCTCAAGGTGCTTTGCAGTCGGCCATCCTGACCATCGGCGCACAATTTTATTACGGCACCGGGAACGACCCGCTCGGATTCCAAGGTCTTCGCCAGCAAATGACGAACAATTTGGCGGCAGGTGGAACCACGAATACTACCACGGCGTATCTCGTCTGGCTGCACCCTTGGGGAGTCAAGTTCACCGTTGGACGCAAAGGCCAAATCGGTCTCGACCCGTGGAACCTGTTTCCTTTCATCGCGCCGGTTCCAGGCACGACCGGGGCGTCCTATATTATGGCCTACCAGACTAACCTTTCGTGCTGGATTGGTTTGACGGTGGGTTCCAATTACTCGGTTTACGGAGTGACTGGTCTTTCCGGCCCCGGCGTCACGACCTACACCCTGACTGACCGGCTCGGTATCCAACTGGTTTCCTATGTGCCTTTGACCCGCCGCCAAGGGTTGATGTGGTTTATGAACCGCAACGCGCACGCGCAACTTGTTCAATCCCGCATGACGGTCAATGTGTCCGGGGCCTACAATGGGGGCCTGCCTTTCTCCACGCAGAAAATTGAGAGCGGGGCGGATGCCGGGGTCTATCCCGATGGCGGGATGCTGGCCGGGTATCCCATCTGCGTTACGGATTCAGTGAGCAACACAGAAACTAATGGATAATTTATGAGCTACCCGATTTTCACCATCGGCACGCCGATCAATGATCGACGAATCCAAGACACTGGATTGTCGGCGTCCATCACGCTGCCAAACGCCTCTTCCACAACGGTCAATTCCAACTGGATTCCGCTCTACGCCGCGCCGTGGTCGAATTACTACACGCAGAATCAGGGAGGCCTTGCGACTCCCCCGGCTGGCACGGCCAACTCGCCAAACGGCCCTTACGTGGCCACGGAGAGGGTAATTTTCAGCGCGAACGTCACCGCATCAGCCAACGCCAACGGAGGCAACTTGGCCGGAAACTGCCTGATCTATTTGCAGCATTGCCCTGCCCTTTCCAATGGGAATTACGATAGCGGGAACATCACCAATGTTGGTCTGCGCTCGGCCTTTCTTTCGGGTAATGTCCCTTGGGTGGGAGCTTACAACACGGCTGGCACTGGGGGCAATACTTCGGCCTTGACCATCCAGGATACCCCGCCGCCCAACATTCTCAGTTACGTCCGAATTTCCGCTGTGACCGGAGCTAACACCGGCAACATGGCGGATGCTACAGCTAACCTAAACATCCTGTTCTAAACTATGAATACACCCGGCGATAAGATTGGAGGATTCCAATGTCATTAAGGGGGCCTCTCAAGACTTTCGTGGCATTGCCCGTGCACGAAAACATGTCTCCCCACTTCATGCTCTGCACATGGGAGTGGATTAGGAAATGTCCAAACCTTGAACTCTTACCGAACTTGGGAGACAGTCACATTGACCGATCCCGGAACAATCTGGCCGCCGCATTCCTGAACGATCCTCAGTTCGACGAAATCCTTTTCCTCGACTCTGACGTGCTGGCAACGGCGGACATGGTTAACCGGATTCGCAGCCACAACAAGCCGGTAGTCGGAGGAGTCTATTTCATTCAAGACGAACGATTCCCCGCTCGCGCGGTGGTCAATGCCTCGCAACCCGCATGTCCGGTTGGCCTAGATGGACTGCAGCCGCACAAGTATGTTGGAACAGGGTTCCTCCTGATTCGCCGTCGCGTCCTTGAAATAATGGTGGACAAGCTGGCCGACGATCTCTGGTACACGCCCGATTGTTCGGCCCCCGGTACTATCCAGTTCAACTTCTTTGGTTCTGGAATCTATACCTACCCCAACGGCGGACGACGTTGGCTGTCTGAGGACTGGATGTTCTGCCAGCGCTGTGAAGATATCGGCATTGAGGTTTTCGCCGACACGACCTTTGTGGCTCCACATCGCGGCCCGATCAATTACCCGACTGAGGCACAGCGGAAAGACCCGAATGTTTTCCCGCAGCAACCGCAAGTTGTCGCCGCGCCTGTTCCACTGTCGTCCAACACCGTCCTCGAAATGGCCGCCAAGCTCGAACAAACGGCGGCCCAAATGCGCGAGGAGCTCAAGAAAATTTCGGCTCCGCCGACGCCGCCCGCCGGGCCGACTCAACATTCTTCGCCGGGTGGGGATACGGTTTCGGCGGAGCGGTTGGCCGGTTCGGATTTGTCCGCGTCACGATTCTTGGTTCCTGCTTCGATGGAGGCGAAACGTGAATGAGTCTGTACACCTCACAAGCATTGATCTCTCCGGGGCACATATCTCCGGAGAACTTGGTTGCGCTAACGGACGATCAGGGCAGCGGCCAGATCAACCAGGCCACACTGACATCGGCGATGGTGTCGGCAAGTTCTTTGGTGGACGGGTTGCTCTGCGCCACATACGTGGTTCCGTTCGTCAATCCTCCAACGATTGTTCAGGAGGCCGCAACCATCTTCGCCTGCGAAATCCTGATGCGCCGTCGATTGGTGCAAGGGGAAACAAACCCGTTCACCGCCGACGCTCACACTTGGCGCGACACGCTCAAGTCCATTTGCCAGAAGGGCGGCGGTTTGGACAGCGCAACGACGAGAGCCTATCCGCCCGGTTACGTCCAACAAATCCCATCCCGAATCAATTCATCCTGCCTATGAGTCTGAAAGATATGATGGATTTGGTGTATGGGTTGCTCAACAAATACGCGGTGTCGCAATCCGGCAAGGCGGCTATCTGCTCAAGCGAACAGCAGCAATGGTATTACTGCTTTCGGAATGAGAACTTCCCGCTTTATCTTTTGATTTGGACGGGTGAGACGCTTCGAGGTTCTCAGCCGAACGCCAGCATAAACCGCATGGCTGACCAGACCTTTGACGTGATTGTGACGCGCAATCGAGGGTTAGAATTAAATCGTGCTCAGACATTGGTTTACGGTGCCGGGAACGCCCCGCCGCTCTATCTGCTCACTGAGGAAGCCCGCGACTTGGTTCGCTGCATTACGAGCGCGCCCGGCGCCGGACAGATGCAGGAGTGGCCGATTCAGTATCATGGAGCGGAAATCCTATCGTTGCCTGGTTTCATCATGGACGGGTATCGCCTCAAATTTTCGTTAATGAATTTCCTCCCGGCGACAAGTCAGGCGTATATCGACGCCGTTAACCAAGGACAATGATTTATGGGAGCAGGACCAGTACCATCAACATCAAACACTTTCGCCCAGCGCGGGTATTCCGTTCTTACTTTTGGCACGGAAGGCCAGAATACCAATTTTGGAAGTGCATCCGCCTATATTGCGTTATCGGTCAGTTCCCATGTCGAAGGAACGACCGTCATCACCGCCCAAGGAAGTGGCATCCCTGCCGTGCGTACTGATGTAATCACAGGAAAACAATATCGGATAACAGTCGAGGACGACACGAACATCGTCCCTCCGCCGCGAGGTTCCATCGCCAGTTTTTCGGACGCATTCCCCAATACCACTTACGCCAACCTTGCCCCTATCGGAAATGCCCAAATGAGCGTCGCCAAGTTCATCATCGACGATTCCTCTTTCGAGGTCGAGCGCGGGGCCATTGCCACACGCGTCGTTCTCGCCACCGGCTACCCGCTGATCTCTGTGGCCAACGGGGGCGTATTCCCCAACATTCAACTCAATGGCTGATCTCACTTACATCCAGCAAAAGGCGGTCGAGAAGGCGCAGCGCGACGATGCCGGGTCGATGGCTGCCGCCATGCCGCTTCCCGGCCCGGCGGCGCCCGCATTCTTGGACGGCCCAATTCAAGTCGGCAAATGGAATGTCCGAAAGATGGTGATGAGCGATTGGTTGGTTCTGCAAAAGATCAAATCGGGAGTCATGCTGAACGCTGCGGAACTGGACAAGCCGCCGGCCATCCGCGAGGAGCATTGGACAGACCAGACCAACTGCGAACTGATTTGGATGTTCACCCATACGCCAAAGGAGATTCGGGTGGCGCTCAAGGCCGGGGTCGAAAATTTCTGCGAACAGTGTGTTGCGGAAACGGTCGATGTCATGGAAAACCCCGCCGACTATACGGCCCTTTGCATGGCTATCATGGAACAAATCCAGCGAGCAAACGCGACGATTTTGAGCCACGAGGATGCGAGCAAGAAGGAGGGTGGAGAGACTCATTTTTTTCCGGGGGCCGAAAGGCCCACGACGGACTCGGCTGGTACCTTGAGCTCCTCAGCGGCCTGATGCGGTATTATCCTCAGTTCTCTCGCCAATATATCGAGGACGAACTCCCGCTGGATCAGGCTCGTGCGTTCATGGCGGCGGCCATAGAGAACGATAGCTGGCTGATGGTCAAGCGGGTCGGGCCGGGATATATGGCGCAGGAGATTGCAAAACTTCTTGGGAGTGGTAAAATTTAGCCATGACAATACTTAAATTTCCAAAAGGCGAAGAAGGGAGATTGCAAAGAAGACTTGCGGAATTGGGCCGAGTTCTTAGCACATGCCTTATGTTCCCTCCGGTTTTCAAGAGTTGCAGAATAAGAAAGTATTATCACTCAGACGATGGCCTTAGATTTGAAGAGTTGCTCGGACAAGACCCCGTCATGTTCAGGAGCAAAAATTACAGGTCGGCTTTGGTTGAGGCGATTGAGATGGCTGAAAAAGAACACGCTGAAAACGAATCTCGAAAATGATTACGATTGAACAAGCCCTTGAGAACGCCCGGAAAGAGCCAGGGTTCAAAGAAATCAAGTTGCATATTTGGATCACTGAAAAAACCGAAGGCGTTGTGGAAGGTATAATGGCGACCGATGGTTTTGGGGATGTGCCGAAGGAAGTTCATGCGCTATCTTTGGCTATGATTCAAAAATACATTGATTCAAAAATGGTTCAATTGGATGCGTCGAAGGTGAAACAGGCCGACCCATTTTTCGCTTCATAGGTGAATTAAATGGCCGATGAGATAAAAGTCAAGTTGGTGGCCGATGTCGAGGTGAACAAACAGAAGATCGCCGCCGACATCCAGCAGGGTATTCAGCAGGGCGCATCTGCAGCGGGCGGCAAGGGCATTAGGCTCTCTCAAATATCCAATCTCCCAGAACACATTCGCAAGCAGCTTTTAGCATCTGGTCAAGTCGAGGAGGAGCCGATTGACCAGCGGGCAATGGAGCGCAGCCGGGCGGCCATTGAGCGGTCAATCTCTCGCGTGCGCGAGGCGCAAGGCAAATCGGCGGTAGGCGCGGCGGCGGTGCAGCGGGAAATGCGACAAGGCAAGATCGCCCGCGATGAAACCTTTGCCGCCGACATTGCCAAGATCACAAGCAATCCCGCTGCGCTTCAAGGCGAGAAAATTCTCCAAGACCAAGCCAAGGAAGATGCGGCCAAAGCTGCGGCAAGGATGGCATCGGACAGGGATAGGGCCAACGCAAAAATTGCCAGAGATGAAAGATTCAACGCCGACATTGCGAGGATTCGCGGCGGCGGGGCGAACGAGAAGATCAACAAACTTTTCCGTGACCAGCAAAAGGAGGATGCGGCTTTTGCGGCTCGATATGCAAAGTTGCATCCGACTCCTCCCGTCATCCCGCCACCGGTCATCCCGAAGACATTTCTCGAAAAGTTCCTTGGCAATCAGGGTCTTGGGAGCAAGTTCCTGCAGTACCAGATTGGCCGCGCCGGTTCTGAGGCTTTGGGCGCCGGGCCGGTTCTGTCTCGACTTGTCGGGTCCGGCATGGCCGCTGGCGGGGCACAGGCGGCGGCGAAGGCCATCGCCGCGCTTGGGCCGGTCGGAATAACCGTTGCGGGCGCATTGGTCGGCGTCGGTGTGGCGGCTCGTGCCGTCAAGAAAGCCTTTGAAATCCTTCTTCCTTTTGCTCAACAAGGGTCCAAACTTTACGAGCAATCCCGCGCGATTGGAAGGCCAACGGAGCAAACGTCAAGTTATCTCAAGACCCTGGGCTCGGTCGGCATCGAGGAAAGCATGGCCATGCGGCTGGCGGCATACGGGCAGTTCGGGCGCGGGCGCGGCGCGGGCGGTGGTGGACTTCGCGGCTCCGTGGCTGGCGAAATGATAGCGGCTGGTCGGGCTTCAGGAATGTCCATCCAGGAGCTTCAACAAATCGCCAATATGAGCAAGGAGATTGAAGAGGCATGGCGGCAAACTAGACTGGCAGCCATCGCTACCGCCAACGTGGCGTATCAGAATTTCCGCACGATCATGGCGTGGAAAATATTCGAGAATGACTTCCGCGCGTTCTGGCAACAGATGTCGGGAATCTTTGGCGGCGTGGTCGAAAGCGTTTTGAAGATCGGCCATGCACTCATGCAGGTTGTGAATACTTTTGCCTATCTGGAAGCTCGCATGTTACAAGGGTTCCGCACGATAGCTGAGTTCATGGCGGTGGTAACGCGGCCACTGATAGGCAATCCTGCGAGTGCAGCTTTCAGCGCGGCGGCGGCGTTGCTTCCACGAAGTGACCCTGGGGACCCACACCGCATCGGCGGATTCACGCGAGACACCCACTTTTCCTCGCTCGAACGCATGGGTCTAGTCATAGGCGGACACCAGGACAAGTCCACCAAATACCTTGAACGCATCGCGCAGAACACCGGGCGCATGGCTGACAGGCTGCAAGCCGTTCTTGGCGGTGGGCGCGAGCATGGCAGCATTGGGCGGCAGCAACCGCCGCATCAGGACGCGGCAGCTTTAGCCGGGTCTATTTTTCAAGCTGCAGGAGGATTGTTCAACCTACCATAATATGCCACTACCGACCTCAGTCAAAGTCATCACGCAGGCGACGGGCCTGACCGCAACGAACGCCAACGCAAACTGGACGTATCTGCCGCAGCGCCCCGCTTTCAGCGACACGACCAACCCGGCGTTCCCTCGGTTGATCGTGCTTACCGGGCAGGGAATACTCGTTTCTCGCGGCGGGGCTAGTTACGGCATCCCGGAAGAAATTCTCTGTGAGGTTGCCGCGACGGCGGTTCCAGCGTTGACATGGCCCCCGATTATAAGCCCGCAGCCTTCCAACACTTTTGTCAAAGCGAACGCGGCAACCTTCTTCACCAGCAACGCCACAGACGAACTCGGCCTGAACACATTCCAGTGGCAATACTCCAACGGAACGAACGTCACGGCGGCGGGTGTTTACTCCAACGTGACCACGCCGACGATCAACATCAGCAACACCATCGCGGCGGCGAACCTGCTTTACCAGTGCCTCGTCACAAACCCGTCTGGCACTAATGTGAGCAATCTTTGCGGCACGGCTGACCTTGTTACTCAACCCGCCAATGCCAGCGTGACTCACCCTGCCTCGGCTTACTTCAATGTCAATGTGGTCACGGCGCAACCCATCACCTATTCATGGGCGGCGAACAACGTGCCAATCGTAGCAACCGGCACCGCCCTGTATTCCAACTGGACGACAGCGAACCTGAATGTGGGACTTTCCAACGGGTTGAACTCGACGCAATACCTTTGCACCATGACCGCCGGTGGCGTAACCGTAAACTCTAACGAGGCGGTTCTAACCGTTGCCTGATATGCCATCCTACGACATATTGCCAGCCAACGGCCTTGACCGTTCCGATGGAAGCGGAATGCAGTGGGGCACGTATATCGACCCGGAAGACATCCCGGCGGTGATTGCGCAGCGCATCGCTACCGATGGGCCTGACGGGGCGGGCAGTTTTTTGGAAGAAGACCCCGCTTCGCCTCGGATTGATTTCAGCGAGCAAACTACCGTCCAGCATGTCCTTTGGTGCGACTGCGGTATTCCGGGTTCGCCAGGGATGTATAATGGCACTCTGGCCATGATGATCCCGCTGATCCAACGCGGGCAGATTTACACCGACAGTTACGGGGACGTTAGCCGGGTTCTTAACTCGGTGGTAGAACGGGCCATGCCCAATATCTGCCGCATCACCATTACCTGCGAGGGGATGAACTTCGGCTTGCCTCCGGACGAATTCTCCGTCGAGCCAATGGAGATCAACCCGGACTTGATGAAGCATCCCCGGTACAATTACGGTCAGAACGGGAACACGGACACCGGGTATGGATTGACCGCGCAGCAAAAAGGAATACTTCGCTACGCGCTCTCGCTGAACAACATTCAAGCTCAGGATGCGTTCAATGCCATTTTTGGAAGTCCAGATTCCAGCGGCAACTATGTTTTCCCATTTGTTTCGAGTGGGTTCTATCCGGGTGGCAAGGTGACATGGTCAATGGCTCAGGCTCAGATGGCATGGGAGATCATTCAGAAGACATGGCGCGGGGAGGACACTTGGTATCTCCCGGCCTTGGTTATTACGTGGTCAACCTACATCTTCCCGCTGGTTGGGGACTTGCTTCCGGGTCTTAATCCTGGAGGGTACGTCGAAGACCCAACCAATGGTTTCGATGCTGCGGTGCCCTACTGGCTTTGGAGCATTGACGGTACGAACGATAATTCTTTCAGCAATCAGATTTTCCAGAAGCTGTCCACCTACAATTCTGATCTATATTTTAACGGGGTGACATGGCTTCGAAAGGCTGACCGGCTGGACTTCGTGAGGACATGGTACAAATATACCCGGACATGGATTGGAGCTCCTACCGGGCCAAAGGACGCGGGCGGTCAGAATTACATTTACTGGGATCCGGACTTATATCCTCAGTGGAACGGATCAACCGGGTTCATCTCAACCGGGCTTGGGCCACTGCCAGGGCCATCTACCTGATATGGACTTATTCGTTCCATCAGCCTACACCAAGCAGCCAACGGAGCAAAGCCCGCTGGCCAGCCCGCGCAATCCGCATTCGTCGGCACACCTATGGCGCAGGCAGTTGCCTCTGCATCAGCAGGGCAAGCAGCATCAGACCAACCTTGGTCAGTTGACGGCGCGGATGGCGCGTCTGGATAAGGGAAGTCCCGGATCGACCAAGACAATGTTCCCGTTCCGCATTTTCACGCTGCCGGGGAAATTCCAAGCCGTTCCGAATTGGACGGATGCATTTGGCGCGGCGCAATGGCGGTCGTTCTGCGTTTACACCGGGACGGCCTGCGCATGGAAGGCCGTGGAGGGTTACGACCCATCCGGGTCAACTCCGTGGTTATTCTCCCCGCAGCCAGCGTGCGTGGCTTACACGGCGGGATGGAACAACCTGTTGCCGCCGCAAATCGTAAACGAGAATTACAATGAAATGTACTCGACGATCAACTTGGGTAATTATCTCGACGCGCCCGAAAACTCGAACGGCGATTTCGACCCGGCTTACACTGAAATCGTTTTCACATCACCTCCCAACTCCATAGCCGTGTTCTGGATTTCTTGGGACACGCTCGAAGATGATGGTGGAGACGTAAACTATTGGCAAGTGGCCGCGCTGAACGATAATTACTATGGGACGTTCCCGGTGCTTCATTTCGGAGGCTACACGCTGGCCACAACGCCCGGCGGTTCGCCAGGCTACTTCGGGGACTTGAACGCCGACAATGCGGCCATCCTCGCAGGGCCGGGAGATCAAATTTACGGAGGGGTGGACAATGGTACTCCGCCACAGTATATCGCCTTCGCGCAGCAAATCGGGTCGTCCACCTATTCTTCGGACATGGATGAAGGCGCGGTCTTGGTGGGGTCAATGGTGATCGGGCAGACGGGGTCTGATGGCGCTTCCACCGATAACCCGACTCCATCGAACGACGGCTACTGCCAAATATACCAGCAGCTTTTCGACAACATGCAAGGGCAGCAACCACGCCGCCGGGTTTGGCAAGGGCCTTACGATGCCGATTCGATCTACTACCCTGGCGAGATAGTCACGGAGAGCGCCGGGGAATACATCAACGCGACGGAATACGCGATGGTTGGGTACGACCCGGTTTCCAACGCCAGCGGAAGCCCTTTGACCGATGGCGTAGAATACGCCACCCTGAAAAACTTCTGGATGCCGGTCGGGGGAGGTGGCGGGTCTTCGGACACGCAATATATTGTTTTGGGACTTGGGGACAATTACTTGTATGCGGGAGGAACCATCGCGAATATATTTTTGGTAGGGCCGGGCACCGGATACACGAGCGCTCCAACGATAAGTTTCACGCCAGCGCCACCTACGGGTGGAACGAATGCCACGGCGACCGCTACCATAAACGTCACCAGCGGAACGATAACTTCCTTGGTTATAAATAACTCAGGGTTCGGGTATAATTCTGCCCCCACCATAGTTTTTACTGGGGGAGGAGGTAGCATGGCCAGCGCCAGTTGCAACGTATCAAATGTAAACTGCGCTCTCCCACCTTTGCTGCAACGCCAATCTTACGACGGTCAAAATATAAACTGCGTCGATGGCCAGCACAGTTATTCCTACATTTCTCCAGGAAAGAGAACGGACACTCTGAATAGTTCTCTTGGCACCAATACATACAATTCCGTCATATGGCCTCCTTATCTGGCCACAACCGGAAACACGCCTATAGTTTGGAAAACGGTGACTGTTTATAAGCCGACAAATAACACCCGGGTCTCTGGTTTGAATTATCAAGTGAGGGACGATCATAGGGGATGGGAGGTTCAGGCTCAATACTGCGATAACGGGGTTTCTGCAAACGTATTTGTTCCTTCACCTCCTACAGGAAGTGCCGTTTGACGTATGGGATGCGCCACAGTCAGAGGATGCGGATCGGGGTTTGGGACAAGTCCCGGAAACATAATTCCGGCGTGCGAATGCCATGCTCCCGTTTATACCGTAAGAATTGTGGCGGCGACTCAGGATGCAGGTGCGACCTATACAACTGACCCTTCAGCGGGAATGATATCGGCGGTGAACGCATTCGACATAACCACTCTTGCTTGGGGAACTCAGAATACAATTACGTACGAACCGGGTGGTTCAACTACAAATTCCATTACTTCGGCTTCATGGCTGTGGCCACAGAATTACCAATATATTGCTTATGGATACCCATGCTCAAAGGTAACGTATTGGAGTGTGCTTCCTTCGTCAAGCACATTTCAACCGAGTAGTCCTGTGACGACTGGAGCGGGTTCTTTTGTTAGGTGCCAGGTTTATATACCGGAACCAACGGCATATTTTGTAATTGCCTACGGCGCATATTCCACATGCGTCGGAGAACAAAACCCGGATTGCATTTCTTACTGCATTACCAACCCCTTCAATTGCGGGAGAGGTCTTGACACAAGCCAGGCATGTATTTATCCTCAACAATCCGATGACGCGTACCCACTCATTGTAGATTTGGGTATTCCAGATCAATCTTTGGACTCTGAAGTTGTAGTTAATAATTACGGATTCGGTCTTATAAACTCATCATCATCGTATCCCACTTCTTGGTGTACAGGTTCGGGCGGACAAGGGTACGTAGATAATGGGTGTTCTGGAATAAGCGGGTTCTTCCAGACGATGCCCGGCATTGCGTACGTTTCTGCTTATCCAGGTTCGTGTGGTTGCGCGGGGGCAATGTACAACACCGGACAGGTTTGCATGTCTCCTAGTGGAGACCCGTTCGGAGCACCTTGGCCATGAAACTTTTCCCTGTAAAAGATTTGGATAGAGTGGCGGCAACAAAGCGTCCAGGATACGCCGACAGGATAAGGAAATTCGAGGCAGTGGACGGGTTCTTTCGCGTGCCTGATGATGAATATGTCAAGATGCGCGGCGAGAATTGGGACTTGCCTCGCAAGGAAGGGTTGGGGGACAAGCTCCACAAAGTGGCCGCCCCGATTGGCCGCGCCATAGGCTGGCCATGCATCAAGAAAGACGGCACGACCGATTTGATTCCCGGAAGTCCTTGCGCGAAGGCGCGGGATGCGCTAAACAAACTCACGACATGAAACGATTATTTACCCTCCTTGTGTTAGCGCTGGCGATGCTCCCGGCGTTCTCCCAACCGTCCGCTGGTCTTTGGATAAAGATTGCCAACGCGATGCAGCAACCGCAGACAAACAGGACGGTCAACGTCAAATACGCGGCCCCATCGGTCAACGGGGATGAAGTGATTCTGACCGATCTGGCGCAGTTCGTCACCGATTCGACTGGCTCTTGCTACGTCACCAACGCAGTTTCGGGTTGGTACGACATTACGGTTCTTGCCCCTCCAAACCAAACCAAATATGTCGTTTATGTGGTGAGCAATCTTACGACGCTCGTCAACTTCACCAACTTTTTCAGCGTGCCCGCCAACACCTCATGGGAGCTTCAATCGAATGGCCAAACCCTTCCGTCCGGTCAGGCTTGGTCAATCGCCACCTCGGAAGCGCGATACATTTTGAACCCATATCCTCCCTCTGGAGACGACGGCTACGTGCTGACATGGAGCTACTCAGGCCAGGATTGGTACGCCGCGCCTGCCGGGGCCGCGTCTCAAACGCCTTGGGGGCAAAACATCAACGGCAACGGATTCAGCCTCTATGGAGTCCTCGGGCTGACCAATAGCGGCCCGGTGAAGTTCGGCGGGATACCCGGAGGCTCCGGTTATTTTGCCGCCTTGGACGCTAGCGGGAACGTGACGGCGGCGATTCCGGCAGGGAGCGGTGGCGGCGGTTTATTCACGACAACCAATCTGACCACCAATGGCGGCAAATACGATCTGGCCCAGACTATCGGACCTACCAACGTGGCCGTCCAAGGCTGGGTCACCGTGGCAGGCAACCAGACCAACGCTGGCACCCTAACCGCCACCACCGTCGGCGCCGTCACTATGTCCGCCACCAGCGTGCTCAATGTGAAGGCTATTAACCTGACCAACAGCCTGATCCAGACGACAACGCACGCCAATAGCTTCAACGCGGGCGCGTGGTCTGATGACGGCATGGGCGACATCACGGCGGTCGGATTCAGCGGCATTGGCTCCAGCTTAACCTCCCTTAATGCCTCGGCTCTGGCCGCAGGCACTTTGCCGGGGTCAGTCTTTCCATCGGGCGGATCGAGCGGGCAATATTTAGAATTGACCGGCACGTCACCTAATACTATTGCATGGGGCACTCCTTCCAGTGGCGGCGGCGGTCTTTTTACCACCACCAACCTGACCACTAATGGCGGCAAATACGATCTTGCCCAGACTATCGGACCTACCAACGTGGCCGTCCAAGGCTGGGTCACCGTGGCAGGTAATCAGAGCAACTCCGGCACTATCACAGCCGGATCGGATTTTGTGACCAACAACGCGACCGGCAATGCCACCATGACGTTGCAAGGCGCGGCTGTGTCCGGCCAGGACATCATCGTATCCTATTTCGGCGGCACGCCTTTTTGGGCGGTGGGCCAGACCCCCGGCGTATATGAGATACTGGGCAACAACGGGTCATATGGCGGGATCGTTCCCATGACGATTTCCAACACCAATGGGGCAGTTACTTTTGCCGGGACTGTCACCGGCAACGGGGCCGGCCTGACTAACCTTATGTCGCCGCAGCAGCTGCACCCTCTGACGTGGTTCACCAATGGCCTGAATTGCTACGATTCTCTGACGGCTAACCTGACCAACTGGCAGGCGCAGGGCGGAAACTACTATTCGATTGGCAACTCCATGCTCAACATTCAAAGCCCGGCTGGCGCGGGACTGACGAATTTTTTTGTCAACACCAACATCACCACGGTGGACCAAAGGTTCGAGTACTCCTTTTACTTCTCCATCACCAACGGAACCAACGCGGCTGGCTTCAGTGGTTTTGGCATGGGCATGCGCGGCAGCATACCCCAGAACTTCGATTTTAATTTGATGTGCATTATGCAAATCCAAGCCAACGGAGGAGGGGCCAACCAGGGCGTCTTGTCGTGGTGCGCGGGGACGAGCAACAGCATTACGGGCGGATCGTTTACGACCTATACGAACGGGTTTGGCATTTACACCAACTTCCAAACAAACCAGTGGTTTAAGGCGACCATCTACAAAGACGACCTCATCTTCACCGCCTCCTTTTCCAACCTGGCCACCGGTTTTGTCAACACCTCGTCTTACTTTTGCTCCAACTCCGGGCCGGCCAGCCCGGCCAGTTCCACGCCCTATGTTTGGTCTCCGTGCTTATTTGTGGAGGGGCAGGTGCAGGCGGTGGTGACTAATTTCACAGCGGGGCCGGTGGGCTATTTAAACCCTGATTATGTGCTAATTGGCGACTCTGTCATTCAGGGCACATATTGCACAAATCACAACCTGTCAGTCGGGCGAAGACTTCAAGCCGACCATCCCTGTCTGATTGACATTGTGGACGAACCTTCCTTGTTCCTGACCAATGTCTTTGGCAGCCGTAATTTTCTCTACGCCCTGACCAACACCTACTCCCCGACCAAAGGTTATATATGCGAGCTGGTTAATAACGACACCTATCAGGTAGTCCCTGTTGCGACAGCAGTTTTTCAGGCTGACGCCATAGCTTTAATGAGCGCGTTTGTGGCTGCCGGAGGCAAGTCGAATTGGTTTATCACTCCTGAAGTGTTTGGGCCTGCTTCCGGCACCACGGCCAGCTGCAGCACCAATTTCTGGTTTGAGCTGAACCAGTTCCCAGGCCAGGTCATTGATATGACGACCCCATTTCTCACCGGCGAAGCCACCTCATCAAACCCTTTCTTTTTTGCAGCCGATCAAGCTCATCCGAATGAGATGACCGGAGCGCAAGTGTGGGAGGATCGCATCAACGCCAAAGTGTATGGCTTGGCTCCGCAATGACAATGAAACTCATTTTCTTATTTCTTTCGCTATGTATTGGGGTGGCAGAAGCGCAGACGGAGTTCACCCTCCTCTGGACCGCTCCGGTTGCACCGCCTGCCGGACCGCAGCCCTACATTTACTTTGTGACATGGAACACTAATAAGATTAACTGTGGAACCAATTGCTTGATGGGTATTTCAGCTTTGGTAACCGGCACAAACACTTTCACCGTGCAAACCTTCGACCCGAACACGCAACAATTTTCCGCGCCATCCTCCCCGCTGACCACGAACAACCCCGCCACGCCATGACACTTAACAAATTCGCCCGCCTGCGCAACGCCGCTGTCAAGCAGCAAAAGAGAGAGCTGGCCGACCTGCGCATTGAGCGTCAGTCTTTGCTGCGTTTGCTAGCTCACAATCAGAAAGCGAAAATAAAGTGAAAGAAAAAGAACCTCCGCAAATGTCGATTCAGGACATCGGGCCGGTGACTCATGTTGCAATCCCGCGTCGATGGCTGAAATGGTGCGCCGGACTGCTGGCGGCTGGCGCGGTGGGGGCCTGGACGGGCGGCGCACCGACGTTCCTGATTCAGGCCCGCACTGCCTCGGCTAAGGTCAACGCGGAGCATAGCGACCATGACAACCGAGAAATCATCGATAAGCTCGATCAGATAATCGCATTGCGGGTGGATATTGACCAGATGACGAACGACCTTCGCGACTTGAAGGATCGGGTAAACCGCATCGAGGGCGTGCTGATGAGCCGGAAGCCATGAACGCCCGGCAGCGCAAGACCATGCTGGCTTTGGCTCGCATCAGGAAGGTTCCCCGGCCTCCGCGACACCATCGGCGCAAGCCTACGGGTAAAACCCCATACCGCTCCCGCCGAGGTGTGGTAAATTGACAGGCATGAATTTGATGTTGGCTGACATCGGCGGTTCCGGTCTCGTGCATGACCTGTTCGCATTCCTCATTATCGGGGTTTGCTGCCTGATCGTGTGGGCGCTGGGGCGTTGGGCGATTACCGCCTTGGGTGCGCCCGCAATGGCCATGACGATCTGGACGGGGCTGTTCATCTTCGTGGGTGCCATCATCCTGATTAACTTCCTGCTCGGACTGGCCGGGCATCCGTTCATCAGGTATTGGGACTGATTTCAGGATAGGTGTTTAGGCCGTCGAGCGTCGCAACTCGGCGGCCTTTTTCACAAGTGGATTTCAATTCTCTACGCTACGCTTTCATACTCCTTAACAAGTAAATCTATCGCCTCATTTATCGCAATGGCTCGCTCTTGGCTTTTTGTGCCTCTCGAAATACCATACACTAAAAGAGCCGCATGAAAAATGGCATCCTTTTGGATGCTTTTTATTTGCTCCAAAATTTCCTTGTCCCCGGTTTCGTGCCATTGCTCTGAGTCAATCCATTCTTGCGCTGTTTTCATAATATTATACACTACACTTAAGGGTGGGTGAATTCCCACTCTCACTTCATGCGCTTCAACAGAGTTGAGCGTGCTGAGTCGTGAGTTCAGCGGAAAAGCCCCCCGGACAGGATAGCTTTCACAGAGTCGGGCGCACTTGAGCGTCGAGACGAGCGTTTTTACCGACGCCTTTGGACAACCTTTACCGTGGCAACCGCACAGCTTATCGCGCTGGCGCGTCGTAGCTCCCAGCCTCTTTCCTGACCGGGCATCTTTAAGCAGGGAACGGGTCATTCCTGCCGTTGTTACCCTTGCGCCGCGTCAGTTTCATCTGCCGGGGATAGGGACGTTCCTGGGGCTATCTGGCCTTGGATTCAGGCCGCACCGAAACCGCTCCTTGTGGGGGAATGACGGAAAACAAAAGCCCCACCCTCAAGAATGAGGGCGGGGGCATCGCTGGTGTGGGCTGCATGGCCGGTCCTACGCGGCTGAACCTACGGTTCGGCCCACACAAATTCAAAGACTTGCATTTTAGGACTGACATGCGTCCCCACTCTGCCCCAATCCGAGAATGGCGTCAAGGGGTATTTCACTTTTTTCTTGCGGAATCGGCGAGAACGTGCGAGATTCAGGCGTCTATGGTTGTTGTCAACCGGGCGCGTGGTTTTTTGGTTTTCCTCGCGCCCGGCCTTTTTTCTCTTGCGTTCCTCCCAAGTCCATGCCACCCTTACTCCATGAAGAAACTTTGCAAAGTCCTCTTTTTTGGTTCGGCTATCGTTTGCGGCATTATAGCCAGCGAATGCGGCTGCTCGACCACCACGACCACGGCCGGCCCGACCGGCACCAACGTCGTAACCACCGTCAAAGGCATCGACGCCGCCACGCTGGCCGAAATTGACGCTGCGCTGGCTCAGGCCGCGTCCAACGCCCCGGCCATCGCCAGTTCCATCATCGCCGTCCAGAACGCCATCCACGGCGCTCCGGCGGTCGTCGTGACCAACAAGTGAATTTTGGACATCTATCAATGCCGGGGCTGACTGGCTCGCGTTGTGGCGGACTCCACATATCTGGTTTGAACCGCATGGTCGAACGCAACGCGATGACAAAAGCCCTTAAAAATGGCAAGCCCGAAAATGCCGCCAGCAGCGACAGGGAGCCGGGGGAATGCTGTCCGCGTGAATAGGGCTTCGCGCTTTTTCATAAAACGAGACATGGTGCCTGCCAGTGCATCCGGGATTTTGGCCGAAGGGTTTCGGACGGCCAGAGGGTTGACGGGAAGACAGCGTGCGTTATCGCTGCCGTTGATTACCATCCAACTGGCCGCTTTCTTTCTTCTCTGCGGTTGCGCGGGCATCAAGCGCGAATCCGGGCCATATCACACCTTCCGCCACTATTCCGGTCGCTCTGACGGCCTGGTGGCGACCGAGGAATGGGGCTACCGCGAGGATGGCCGGGCCTGGGGGTTCGGCAATCGTGGCGCAGTGACCAATTTCAGCGTGGTTTCCAGCAATCTGCTCGGCATGGGCGGGTGGTCGATCTTCTCCGGCTCCGGGCAACTGGACATTAGCAGCAATCTTGCGCCGGTCATCTCGGCTGGCGGGACTGCGGTGGGGAACGTCGTGGGGGCCGCTGCCAAAGCGTCGGCGGGGGTTCCATGACCGACCCCGTCCTACACCTTCACGAGGCTGTCAGGGCCGCGTTGCTCTCGCAGGCCGCTTACGGCAAAACTCCATACCCGGTCAGTCCACCCGGCACGCAGTTCACCATGATCGACGGCATGAAGCTTGATCCGCTGATTGACGTTCAATGTGTGGTCATTCGGGAGCCCGACAAACTCTGGGTGAGTTTTCGAGGCACTGATGACACCCGCAAGTTCCTTTCCGACGCGGATATTCGGTTCCATGACATCGGCGACGGCATGAAGGTTCACGCGGGGGCTTGGCGGCTCCTGGATGCCATCTGGCGTCCTTTGGCAGAGATTGCCTTGCAATATCACGCTGCGCCAAAGTTGCCAGTTTTCACCACCGGCCACAGCCTCGGCGGGATGCTGGCGCGGCTGTTCACGCTTCGGCTGGCCCGCGAGCGCAATATCAAGGTGGCGAAGTCGTGGAGCTTTGGCGAAGGAAGAACGTTTAACGCAGCTGCGGCGGCGTTCTACAACCGAGTGGACATTCCTACGTGGCGATTCGTCCACGCCTCTGACGTGGTTCCCCGGGTACCATGGCGGCTCGGCCTTTACCGGCACGTTGGCCGGTTCTGCTACATCGCGCCGAATGGGGACATTGAATTTGACCAGCCTTGGTGGTACCGCGCCGTGCCCGACTTTTTCCATTTCCTACATGATCTGGCTCGGCGCAAGGATGCGCTGATTGGAGATCACGGCATAGCCGAATATCTGCAAGAACTCACAACGGCGCGGATTCAGATGGAGGAGTGATTCCCCATCTCATGCCCCATAAAAAAGAAGGCGCGATGTATCAGCATCGCGCCTACTACGATTTTTCCTCGTATCCTAAAGGCGCTTCGATTGCGACCATGTCAATTTGATCTCTCCTATTGACTGTTTTATTTCGACTCTTATTTCGACTCATAATAAGCACGTATTGCACATCCGATTTGTTGATGCGGTCTTGACACCACGTTACCCCTTCACGCTCGATGCCGGGCGTTTTAGGGCCGTTTCCGTAGAATTGCAGGTAGATTCGCTTTGGTGGGGTTTTCATAATGTCATTTCGTTCAATTCACTCGCCAACATTCGTGTCACTTCGGGAGTTCTATCACCAATCCTTCGCCGAAAATACCGCCGCCTTCTTTGATAGTGAATTTGGCGTGTGGGAGTTTGGTGGAGAATTTCCAGCCTTCGGATTTGAACTCGAAGCCCAAAATATGGGCCTTCTTAACCGCTTCCTTATAGCCGCAGAAATCGCATTCGCAACCGTCATCATGCTCTGATAGCGGGCCGGTGGTTGTGAATGGAATCACGCCGGATTCATACGCGCCAACTTCGCCTTCAAATGCGCCCCGGAACTCTACGTTGTCATCTGAGTATCCGAATACGATTAAGAGGCCGCACTGTTTGGCCATTGCACATTCGTCTGTTGTGATCTCGCTACCATACTCCCGACCGTCCAACTGTTTTGCCAATGATTCTTTCGTCATAATTTGCCTTTTGTTTATTGTTTATTCACCGACATTTGTTTCGCACAAAGCCTTCGCCGTCTCGCCGCTGTGCATTTCGCGCAGGGCTTTAAGGTGCTCCCTGATCGTGAGCGCCTCCAGGTGATGGCCCTTGGCGTCGGCCTTTGACTCGCGCCAAATCGTGCTGTCAACTATGCTCCCGAAAAGTTTTGTGTAGCCGGTCATAGCAATCTTGGCTGAACCATTCTCTCGGCAACGCAAATTGTGTCGTTATGTGCGCATCCGTGGCATACCAGCATTATTTCTTCGATAGTAAATCCACGCTCAATACCAACGCCGTTGGAATTCCAGCCAAAGGAAAGAACGACCGCTCCTGGGGTCAATATCAGCATCAGGGCGGCCCGCTCCGCTGACCATCTGATTGCGTTGTTGCTTTCAAATTGGCCAAAAGTGCGCCCTGCGCTTTCGTACACTTCCTTCACTTGGCGCAAGGAATATGGAGGGTCGAAAATAATCAGGTCAGCCTTGACTTCATGGTCTTTAAGATAGCCAAGAAAATCCAACGCCGCCATGTGTTTGTCAGCTTTTGTTTCTGGATTGATGTCGTTTGTCCATGTCGCCAATCTGCTATTGCGAGCGAACGGGTCAACGCTCACTTCCGATTCCGCCAGATAGCGTTTCACGAAATCCCCGATTGGCGGAATGGAGAACGTATCTGCATTGGGCATCGCCCAAACTCTTGAAAAGGAAAAGTTCATTCCCCACCCTCCAAAACCCTCTTTGTCCAATGAATAGCCCACGAGCATAATCCGCTCGAAAACATGACAAGGTGTTTAATCGGTTCGCCCGGCTGCCAGTGAATTGTCTCGTCCATTATTCCAACTCATTCAAAATGGCGTTGAACATTCTCAGTTGACGGTCGAGTTTGATAATAATGCGAGCCTCAACGTCGGCGGTAGCGATGCGTTCTTTCTTGTTCATCTTGCACCCAACCGCACGCCAGCTTTCCTCCGTGTCCCATCGCCACGTTTTTTCTGACTCTTGCCTCGCCCTTATGTCGTTCTCAACATTGTCAATTTTGGATCGTACAAATGCGATCATTTCCGACTTCTGGATTGTTTCGTCCATAGCTATTTATCTCCTGGTAGTGGGCTGCCTTTGTCTATTTGCATGATTTCCTCGCGCTTCCTCCAAAAACATAATCCTTGAACTGCATCCAAATTCCATCCCGCACGTACCCCCAAGCTCGGCATTTTTTTAGCACGATAACTAACGTCCATGTGTTGCCGCAGTCAGCAGCTCGGATGCGATGCAAGTGTTCGGCTGGAAACGTTCGGCACCAGGGAGCCGAAAATTTTGTGGTTGTAAAGCGGACGCCATCAGCATGAAACACATCTTCGTAATACCATCCTTTCAAACCAATACTGATGAATCTGCGCGGGTGGTCATGTGGATCAATAGCCCAATCGTCTCCCAGGAAATGGTGCAGATAAAGCCCGATGCCAAAGCGGTGGAACAATGTCCATCGTTCGAGATAAATCGGGCATCTTCCGGCCCCATCCATCGTCTCGTAGCGAAATATTCCATTGAATATTTTTTTCATTTCGTTTTTATTGCTCATTTCGACGCCTCCGGGAATTGGCCCATGTTCGGAAATTCCTCTCGCCAGCCGCCGTGACGCTCCGCTAAGGCTCGGTCGAGGTTGCCTTTGTAGAATATTTTAGTTTCGTTCAATACCAATGCCGCCAGCGTCTTCCGGAACACTAATTCGTCAGGCTGGTAGTATTTCCGACCATTCGATCCCGCACCAATGACAGCCCAATCAACGGGCTGATCTTGAAGAATGTCCGAAACGTCAACGGCTAAAGGCTCCAAGCTGAACCATTTCCATTTCGCCTTTGCGTTTGAGAGCCACTCCGATCCTTTATCAAACCAAGTTCGTTGCTGGGCGACATTCATCTTCTTGCCATACATCTCAGTCGGCGGTGCGGAGATTCCAACCAAACAGTTATCGGGCCAATGGAACTCGGTCAACCGGCGAGGGTTCTTGGTGAGAACGAAAAAGACGTGCTGCGGACACGCTCGCATGTGGAATAGAGTTTCATCTATCCACTCTTTTTTCACACCTTCCCCGCAAAGGTCACTCATGCTGTCGATAAAAATTCCAGCAGGCTGTTTGTGCTTCCTGATCTTGTCGAACACGTCCGGGTGAAACGTGATATTCTTGAACGCGCCTTTCCCGCCAATCCTGTCAGCGAACGTCTCAGCGTAGCAGTCAACCCATTTGCCGTCAGGCATCTGCCACCGGCAGCCGTGTTGACAACCGCGCACTGGATTGGCAGTGTAGCCAGTCCCAGGCCCCCAAATATGAGTCCATTCTATTCCACGGCTCGTTACATTTCCATCCCTGTCAGTTTTTTGTTGTGCGTTCATAATTACTTTCGCTCGTTGGCTATTCTCAGCAGATTGTCAGCGTGACATTCAGCTCCAACCGGACACCAGCACGCCACATTATTACCTCTCAAATCGCGCCGCGCGGATTCCTGAACGTCCTTGTTGGAGCAAAAGACTTTGTGCGCTCTGTTTACACTTTCCCTGTCATGGACGCCTCCGAATATGTGTCGCACTCCAATTTTGAATGGATTGCCCCACTTGCTCGGCCTCGCCACGTTGACGGCAGGAAGCCCATTCAACGCCAGCGACACCGCTTGCAGATTGAATCCTTTCTTACGTGATAGTTGTATTCGTTGCGGGGTCACGGTCATTCTTGCTCCTTGAGTTTGTCAATTAAATGCTCACTGACTAGCGCAATCTTCTTGCAGGGCCGATTCAAGGCTTCCGAGAGACGTTTCAAGAGAAAGGGACGCCTCACCAACCACCGGCGTTTCTCCCGGCCAATCCATCTGCGCTCGTAAAATGGTTCGCCCTTTGACGATCTGTTTGATGGTCAATGTTCCACCGGCGGTCAGGGCTTTCAAAATCCATGTCTGGCTCATTCTTGCTCCTTGAGTTTGTTATTTTTCATCCGCTATAGCCAGCCATCCGGCCCACGTCTTGACCATGTGGATTGTGTGACCAAGTTTTCTGGCGTGCGCCTCGACTTGCAACTGGACGGGCGAGCGTTTGCGTTTTGGGTGCTTCGTTTCTATTAAAAGTATGCGGGGATCTCCGGTGAGTCTGTATTGAGCCAAAATTATAAGGTCTGGCTCGCCAGGCGTGCGGTGACTTTTGCCAGACTTGTCGCCCCAAAAGACCAGCCAGCCGCGCTCCCGGCAGTCGGCCACGATGGGAAGCTCCACATCGCTTTCGCGTTCAGGCATGGCCTCGGCGGCGACCGGCGCAGCTTCCGCTTTTGCCCTGCCCTCAATTTCTAAAGGGCTAGTCGAAGGTTCGCCGCCTAGGCCAAAGTGTTTGCGCTGGTGCTCATCCACCTGTTGCTGAGTCATTCTCATTTGTCGTCCCTCGTGATGCAGTAGACGGCCCACCCAAAAAAAGCGAATATTCCAAGCATCACGATTGCTTCCGCGAAATTCACTCTTTCCCTCCCCTCGCGTCGTCAACAGGTGCCATCAACGCCTTGTGCATGAAAACCACTTCCGGCGGAAGTATCACAGCCAAATCATAATTCGGCTCGTATTTTACAGTGCGCTTGTTGGCCTCGTTAAAATCGGTTGCAGCCTTTTTCAATTCGTCCAATCTATTGCATTCATCGGCGTCGAAATCTTCATACCCGTTTTCCTCAATATCCGCCAACGCATTGCTGATGTCCAAATGAACGAATGAAATCGCGTTGCACGCCCAGCAATAGTCCGGCATGAGTGCTTCTTCGTCCTGGCAAAAGTCGATTAACTCTTGTAGGCTTTCAAAAAATCCTTCGTTGTGGCCGCCGATAGATTCACAGTAAACCCACCCTTCAAACTCAGTTACCTTTTTTGCAGCGGCGTATCTCTCCACCTCTTTGGCGATCTTGCCCGATTCAAATTCAGCCTGTCGGCACTTGTCGCATTTGTGCCAATACTGGGGTTTGCTCATCTCTTGCCCGCACGATTCGCAAACAGCGGGGCGACAACACGCTTCCGCCGCCTCCTGAGTTTGAGACACAGTGCGGCAAGTCGTACAATACCAAACTCGCGTTGGCTTGCCGTCTTTAAGGTAGAGGTTCTCTGCTTTCATGGCTTACCGCCTTTCGCGTCGTCAATGGCCTCGTCCCAATCCATCTTTCGGTCGAAGTCTTTCGGCGCACTCGTGCCGTGGCCGGTGTCGTGTTCATCACTTGGGTCAGCCGTCTTGACGACCCAGTGAATGAGCCAAAGTATCAGCGCGACGAAAATAATTCCGAGCGCGACCGGCCAGTAGGGTTTGATTCTTTTCATTTGACTCCAAATTTTGTCTTGAGATAGGCGATGGCGTGCAGATATTCCGTTTCGTGCCGATTGCCTTTGTGGACTTCGCGCACCTGCGATTCAAATTCTTTCACCGTTCCCAGAAAACATCCTGTGCCTATTTGCAGGATTCCTTCATGCAGGTATCCGGTGAGCATCGCTTCACGCGATCCTATCGGCCCCAAGACGATGCAATCATAAGAGGTTTTAACCGTGGCCCCTTCGCCAACCGTGGCCCGTGCGCCAACCGTGGCCAATTCGCCAACCTTGGCCCGTGCGCCAACCGTGGCCCGTGCGCCAACCGTGGCCCATTCGCCAACCTTGGCCAATTCGCCAACCGTGGCCCATTCGCCAACCGTGGCCCGTGCGCCAACCGTGGCCCGTGCGCCAACCGTGGCCCGTGCGCCAACCGTGGCCCATTCGCCAACCTTGGCCCGTGCGCCAACCGTGGCCCATTCGCCAACCTTGGCCCCTTCGCCAACCGTGGCCCATTCGCCAACCTTGGCCCCTTCGCCAACCGTGGCCCATTCGCCAACCTTGGCCAATTCGCCAATGGTGATATTTCTGGATTTGAGTTCTTCAGTCAGGTCGCCCTCATAGAGCTTCCAAGAACCGTCTTTTTCTTTCAGGTATAGTTTCATATAATGGACAAATGTGTTTTATTCTTTTCATTTGACTCCAAATTTTGTCTTGAGTTTGCTCACAACTGTTCCTTTCCAATCGTGTTTGGATTCAGCATCGCCGTAAAGCACGGCAGACAGTAGGTGTTCCCGTTGCGGATGAGCAACGCCTGGCCAGATGAGCCAAGTTGTGCCGGATTACCGCATGGACATGTTGCATAAGAATGGGCCGCGCCGGGGTTTTTCGGCTGCACGGGATGCGGCAACCCGTGTGAAATGGCTGAAATAAAGCCAGTCGCCTCGCGCACTCCCGGCTTGCGCTCCTCCTCCACCTCCATATTGGCAGAGGGAAATAACAGCGGCGCGTCCTCGCCGCCTGAAAAGTGCAGGTCTGGCCCTGCGGTGAATCGGGGGATGTTGTGCGGGCTCATAATTCCTGCTGATTGTTGAGACAGTCGGCGCAAAACTCGGCGTCAATCGGAATCGGACTCCCGCATCCTCGGCATGGCTTCGGATTGTCGTGAAGGAACTGCACTGTTTTCACGGCGGCATCATTCTCCCGCGTCTGCCGATGGTTTTCTTCGGTGTCTGGGTTTCGTCGGTGTTCGGCGCTCATGGCTTTTTCCTTTCCATCATGGAGTTTTTCATAGAGGCACTCTAATTATGGCTCGTTCCAACTTCGCATCGTTTGGCTGATAGAGCGGGTGTTTTGGGCTGTCGTCTTGGTTGAATCCAAAGACCTTCATTTTGCGTTCCGAGTGAAGCAGCATCGCCATCACCTGCATGTCACGCCCCTTGAACTTCCCATCCTTCCCCCAAGCGCAAACGATCAAATCAGCTTCACGCGCCACGGTGTCAAGGTGATTATCGTTGAATGGCCCGACTGGGTCTTGCGCAGCCATCATGTCTTTCGGTTGCGTGGCTCGGAAGGCAAACAGGTTGGTCATGCAGAGCGCCCCGTAACCCCATCGTTTTGAGAAGCCGATGCAGCGCCGGATGGTTGGATCATTCACCGTTTCGTCCGCAGTCGAAGGGTTAAGCCCGATGAACATGACGAATCCCTCCTTCATTTTATTCCCTCCATCGAATAGGAAGTCGGCTCCAAACTCACGCCAAAGCTGGTAACGATAAACCCGGTCAGGACTGAACAATGTTTTTCGGTCGCTCATTTCGTTTCCTCCAAAGGGTGTTACGCTTCCTCAGCAGCGCGGGCCTCAATGAACGCCATAGCCGCTTCGTTGCTGGCCTTGAAATTTGGGAGTGGCGCGTCGGGCCGAGACGCGCGGAGAATATGATCGGCAGCGTCACCTGGCGACGAAAACAACGACTCGAATTTCTTTCCGCCTGGAGCGAGAACGCATGTCCACCCACCGATGCAGTGCGTCGTTTCGCAAGTGTGCCATGTGGACATTTCCAATTTGCCTTGCCCTTGTATGGCTGACAAAATTTTAGTATAGGGCTTCTCCAAAATCGGCACTCCTTTTTGAATTTCTTCGACGATGGCCTTTTGATCGCGGGACAGCCCGCCGATTTGATCGCGGGACAGCCCGCCGATTTTATCGCGGGACAGCCCGCCGATTTGATAGGGGGACAGCCCGCCGATTTGATCGCGGGACAGCCCGCCGATTTTATCGCGGGACAGCCCGCCGATTTTATCGCGGGACAGCCCGCCGATTTGATCGCGGGACAGCCCGCCGATTTGATCGCGGGACAGCCAGCCGATTTGATCGCGGGACAGCCAGCCGATTTGATAGCGGGACAGCCAGCCGATTTGATCGCGGGACAGCCCGCCGATTTGATCGCGGGACAGCCAGCCGATTTGATCGCAGGACAGCCCGCCGATTTGATCGCGGGACAGCCCGCCGATTTGATCGCGGGACAGCCAGCCGATTTGATCGCGGGACAGCCCGCCGATTTGATCGCGGGACAGCCAGCCGATTTTATCGCGGGACAGCCCGCCGATTTGATAGCGGGACAGCCAACGCACGTCGGTTCCTTGAATTACGAGTTTTTCTTTTTCGGTCGCTTTCATTGTCGCTCGGCATGGGGTGTTTAAGGCTTTGCTCATAGTATCAAATCCGATTCATCGCCAGTCGGCGTTTCTGGCGCGTCTTGCGTTAGCCGCATGGGAGGAGGGCGCACGCCGCCGTTAAGTTTGGTCAAATAGGCCAGCGAAGTCTCTTTGAGTGCGTTGAACGCCTTCACAGCTTCGCCAATGGCCTCTTGGATTTTCGGGTCGGGTTCGACGATCAAAATGAATGGCGGGAACTCTCGCCGGAAAGAGAAAAAATACCACTTCGGGTAGCCACTTACATAAAGGCTACCTTGGACTTGCAACACGTAATCGGGTGGCAGAACGCCGTCCAGCAGGTATCGGACGTGTGTTTGAGCGTGTGGCGACTTAATTTCAAGGCCGCACTCCTGGCCGATGATTAGGCCGTCAGGACTCGCGCCCATGCTGCCGTCCTCGCTCTCGATAAATCCGACTTGCTCCACTTCCAGCCCGGTTTCAAAGGCGAACGCCGGTCGGGCGTACTCTTCGAGGAATTGGCCCTGGTCGGCGTCCCAAAATGCCGCAGACGGCAACGTCATGCCTTTCCAAGCCTCGGCCACCTTCTCGCAGAGGTAGGATCTCGGGCCGTCGCCGGTCTTAACCTTGCCAAGCGGCGTCACAAGCCGGTCAAGCTCGCTGGCCGTGACCTTCCCAGCGCGGAGCGCGTTCCACTCAAGCGAGCCTTGGGATATGTTGCGGTGGATTTTCATTCGGCGTATCTATCCTCCTGGTCGATTCGAATCTTATCGCCCGCCTGTGCGTGCGCCGCGCCGTTGTCAATTTCCGCCCCGCACTTCTCGCATTCCTCCGGCTCGATCTCCCCGCCTTCTTCCGGGTAGCAGTTCTCCGGCGGCCCGTAGGTTTGCGCCGGAATGACGGGGTAAACCGTCACTTCGGTTTCGGCCTCGCACTTCGGGCACGTCCAGGTGATTGTTGTTGCGCCGCGCTTCATTCAAGCTTTGGAGTCGAGGGTTGCGAGCGTGTGGTTCAGCGGTTTGATGTCGGGAAGTCCTTGAGTTTCCGACTCCAATTCCGGCACATCTGGCAGCGGCGGAGCGGCCTTGACACGCTCTGGCTCCTCGAATTCCACCGTGCATTCAATCGAGTACGAGTATTCCGGCTCAACGTCGGTGACTTTCAGGCTGATTTTGTAATTGCGCTCAAGCCACTCTTGCACGGCTTGGTTGCGCTCTTCTTTTGTGATGGTTACTTTTTTGATTTTCATTTTTTCTTAGGTTTGTAGATTTTGAGTTTGGGCAGATACGCCATAACTTGCCGGAATGGTAATCCGATCACGAATGAAGCGGATGTATGTCCCCAAGGCAGTCCGGCCACACTTTTGCACGTCGAAGCGGCTTTCATTAGACCTTTGGCCGTCATTGTCCGCCCCTTTCCTTTTTGGCCAGCATCCGGTCAAGCTCCGTGTAGAGTCGCGCCGGGATGTCGGAAAATTTCGTGACCTTGGCGTAAGCCAAGAAAGCCTTGATGTTCGAGTTGGTGAGTTGCGCGCGCCGTTCAAGTTCTTCGGCCTGTTCGGGCGTGACCTTGGCGTTCGGGTCGCCCTCGATGCCCGCGTCGTTCTCGTGCATCTGCATGTCCTGGGCGATGACGATATTGAGCGCATTGCAAAAGGCCAGACGCTTCGCGGTGGTCGCGGCCATGCAATCGGATTGAGTGTCGGAGTCCGCCTTGCGCGTTCTCACAGCAAAGGAGTTCGACCGGGTGACGGTGCCGAAAGTCAGGTGGCACGTCTCGATTATCCTGCCATCCTTGAAGTCGTTGGAAAAGCTGACGGTGAATCCGTTCTTGGTGAGCAACGGTCCGACGACTTTCAGAATGTCCTCGTATTTCTCGTATTTGCCCCGGTTCGGAATGATGGTTTTGGCGACAATGGTGGGCAATTCGGCCTGGAGCCTCACAAAGGCTTCGTTGAAGTCGCGGGCCGCGCGGCGATCCTCCATGTGCTCTGAGAGCAAAACAAGCTCTTTGAACGCGGCGGCGTTCTCTTGAGTCACGCCCTTTTCGATCATGGCTTGCATCATGGCGGCGGGCGACGGTGGCGGTTCGACGGTCGCCAGCGGCTGCCTCTCTATTTTTTGCAGTGCTTCCATATTTGTGTTTGATTAAATTTTTTCGGCCCGGCTTTATTGCCGCGCCGTTTTCATATTCACAATTTACCATATCCGCTTATGGCTGCAATATAAATCTTCATAAATCTTTCGGCTACCTCTCAACGCGTTGATAATGCGAGGCTTACGCACGCAAACAATCTTGTCAAACCGAAATACTTTGCGCCAATTTTTGCGCTTTTCGAGCCCGATTGAACGATCGAATCCGCGCCGTACGCCGCCTTATCTCCGCTTTGGAAAATGTTTTGGGCTTCCCCCGCCCCAATCGTCCGAGGGCGGCTGCAATCTGATTTTTCTCTTTCATAGCTCACATTCATATACGGTTATGGTGGCGGGGTCAAGAAATTATTTTCGCGTTTGGAAAATCGGCCAGCCTGATCGGCTCTCGGTTCGGCGGAATCTCGCGTTGACTCGCCGAAAACCGGCGCAACAATTCGGCGCGGGCTTGGGCGTGGTTCTGCGGGTCGCCCTCGCGGCGTTCCCGCCAAAGCTCCTTCGAGGATAGTTTTTCGTGTGAGAATTTCATATTTCGTTCACTTTCTTTTTTTCGGCGTGATTGCCGACTTCCGGGGCCGCGCCCGGCAAATTGTTATTTTTCGTAAACTCCAACCGGCGTCTCCAAGATTCGCTTGGCGTGATAGGACATCACCTTACTCGCTCTTGTTTCACGCACAGTGGTTTTCCCCGCCAACCAGTCACAGCCCCGATGCGGCCACGTTGTCTGCTCAATAAACGCCATGAGGCTGCGCCCGAATGCGTGACTCACCGCCACGTCGTAGCCAATCTGATTGTCGCGATGGATTGTAATTTGGACCGCAAGTTTTTTGTGCGTATCCCAAGCAATCCGGTTGCAAGCTTTCGCGCTTTCGCGCGAGTCCAAAAAGCGAATTTCTACCGCGTAATCAGGCAATTTTTTGGCGAGCAACTTGACGAGGCGGTTCACGCCGCAGCAAAATGCCCGCTGTTGCGCACGCGCCCGACGTGCGCCAATGTCCACAGCCAGATGGCGGGTGGCGTGGTCCGTCACTCTTATTGCGGCTGCGTATGCCGTTGCGCACGCGCCACTGATTCCTCGATTTGCTCCCGGTTCTGCGATTATCTTTGTCATATTTCGTTCACTTTCTTTTTTCGGCTTAATTGCCGACTCGGGGGGCCAAGGCCCCGCGAGTCGAAAATCAACAGAACGGGCGCACTAAACACCCTGGCATGACAGGAGTGGCGCGGCCTAAGGCGCACGCTAC